AATCATTTTCATTTTCTTTTTTTATATTTTTATTTTTTCTTTTTTAGAAAATATATATCTTTTACTTTTTCATTTTTTATTTTTTATTTTTTATTTTATTTGTTTTTTAATGGCTCTATATATTTTCATTTTGTTAAAAATCCATTAGATAATCAAGTTCATCTATATCATCTTGGTCAGAATTTTCATTTAAGAGATCATCTTTTTCTAAAAAATTTGTTTTCCTTTCTTCATCCTTTTTTTGTACTTCAAGATTCGCTTTTTGTTTTTTGAATTTGTACTTGTTTAAAACCTCAATACATTTCTTACCCTTTCTTGCTTCTATATTTTGTTTGCCAATATAGTAATTTTGGTCTCTGATAATTTTCCTAAAGAGTTCACCATAATAATTTTTTATATTAAAATCATACATTTTTATTAGTTCTGATAAATCTGTTTCGATCCAAAATATTATTTCTGTTTTTTCTTTAAATGTTATGTCCATTATTTCACAATCTTCTTTTAAAGTTAAAAGGTCCTTCCTTGACTCCACGTTTTTTAAGTCAAACTCTACACCTACACATGGTATGAATCTTGAACCGTCATATATATATTTGCATATTTTTTCATCGTCATATAATTTGAACCCATTATTTATATATGAATTGCATAACAAATGATAAATAAGCAATACCTCATTTTTGACATCATTGTTCTTGTATTTTTGTTTGAAATTTATTGTTTTTAAACAATAAAGAATTATCTGTGTAAATTCGTAATAATTGTAATTGCATTTGTAGTCCTTTAAAAATTCTATGTGCTTTAAAACATTTATGTCTGGCAAACCATATATTCTTTTCAATAAATTGTTTCTTATAATATTATCACCCTTTTCTTTTTTATACTCTTTGTATTGTTTTGTTTTTTCAGATATTGCTTTCCCTGGCATGTTTACAAAAATATTATTTGCCGTGATTTGAAATCCCTTATCTGTACACTTTAAATTTTCTGGTTCTGTCTCAAACAAAAAACCTTGAAAATCGTTCTTTTGATCACATAGTGTATCACAATCCATAAGATCTATCTCAAAGTGTAAGTCATCATCTACATTAATTATCTCATTTTCATCTACAAAAGAATCTAAGATGCCCTTATTATTGGTCATTGTATTTAAAATGCTCAATTCTTTTGAAACATATTTTTGTGGTATACTTTCCCATAAAAAATCAAAATTTTCTACTTTTAACGCTGTTTTCAAATCAAAAACAAACAAATTGTTTTTAATATTTTTCCCGTTCAAAAATAATTTTTCAACATAATCTTTGAATAAATCATATCTCAATCCCTTATCTGTAGTTGAAAAAACCCACCATAATGGTATATTTTCTGTACAATAATTCAATATACCTTCTGAAAATTCTTCAACCATATTTTTCTTGTAAAAATTTATTTTTAATTCTTTTAAACAATATAGTGGATACTTCGTGTCATCTATTTGTATTAGAAACTGATTATATTTGCTACCCATTTTAACCAATAAATTTTTATATTCTTTTGTTTTTTCATCCGCTTTTTTTATCTCCTCCATTATTTGTTTTTTGTTTGGTATTTCACTAAATCCTTTTGTTATTTTTTCGAAATTCTGTATTTTGTTACTAATGTGCTGTAACTTTTTTTGGGTTTCACCTTGGGTTATATTGGGTAAAAACCTCATATTATTTGGAACATTTCTGTCTTTTATTTTCTTCACGAATATTTCATTTAACATTTTATTTGGTACAAATATGTTTTTATTTTTTTCATTAAATATTTCTTTTATTTCCGAAAAATCTGTCGTATATATTTTATTATATTTTATTTTCTCCAATAAGGTTGGCACAATATCTTTTTCGTCAATTGTTGATTTGTATGAGCCACAAACATATCCATTAAACAAATATTTTTCTATTGTTTTGTCTTTTAACAGTGTTGGAATATTAACATCAAACAAAACATCTCTACCGTCCCAATGCATATTGTCATGTTGGCTAATGTCCCAGTATGGTACTGTGAATAATTTTTTATCATCATGCCATATTGATAATGTTTCAGTGTTTGTGTAATATATTCTTTTCATCACCTTATGTTTGCTTATTAAAAATTTAGGGTATTGTTTGCTGACGCTGAAAACAGGATAAACACATATGTCTAAATGTTTTATTTTGGATAGTCTTTTATATTGTGTTGTACCTTGACACTCGATCATTACGTAGTCAAAATTATCAATATATCCTTCCGGGATGATACTCAGAATTTTGCTTAATTGCTCTTTCTTTAGTCTATTTACTGAAATGTTTTCTTCTATATTTTCGTCATTCAAATTTTGCGTCAACCTTAAGCCTATATTATATATTTCAAACACATTTTTTTTCAAAAATCCATTAACCAATATTACAGGGTTTTCTAGTTTTTCATTGTTGTAACATATTAGAAACTCATTGCCAATATAATTACATGTTACTTCAGTGTACCCAATATATTTATTCAATTTCAATGTTGATGTTTTTGTATATCTATAACCAAAAATATATTGTGATTCAACAAGATTGTCTAGCAAATCATTCTCACCCATCAAGACAGATTTTAAAAATGCGATAATTTTCTTTTGATTTAAATTGTATTTATATGTTTTATAATATTGTGGGGTTATTTTTTCAAACAGTTCTTTGTAATTGAACATCAAATGTTCTTTCAAAGTATTGTTTTCAAATCTATTTACAACATCAAACTTTATTTTGTCTAATAAATTTTTAAAACCAGTTATACTTAATCCCCTGTGGTTTACAAAAAAGATAAAGAGTAAAAATATATTGTCGACACATTGACTCAAAAAATCGATTGTTGTATTTTTGCCTCTTGTATATAACAACTTGTTTGTATATGGATCATAAACATTTACAACACCCTTTGTTTGAACATTTAATATTTTGTCGGGAAACATATTGAACTTTATTATATCCATGATAACATCACCTATAGCTTTTTCATTTCTATCATAACAAAATGTCACAATTCTTTTATCCATTGAAAGGGATATGTCATTAAATATTGCTAACAATTCCATCACCTTTATATCTTTTTGAATATTTGTTTTTCCACTAGAAAATATTCTCTCAGAAAGAATCTCGAAATCTTTTTCGATCGACTCGGGTGATATTGGTTCCCTATTATCTATTCTATAATTATTGTAATTATATATATATTGCAAGATTATTCCTGGTGTGTTTACAATGTTCATTGTTTTTAATTTGTGAGGTGTTTGTGTTGCTACTTGAACTATGTTGCTTGTTTTGTAATCCCTTACTTCATATTTTGTTATCGTATCCAATAATGAATAAATGAATGTGGGTGTAACATCAGAATTAAGCAATATTTTCATAAACAAATTTTTTATTTTTTTGTCTTCATTCTGTTTCCAAAAAGATTCCAAATCACATATTTTTTCACATTTTAACTGAGATAAGTGTTTTTCTAAATACTCTGATAGTGTATATGCATTTTTCATATATGTTGTTGTTTCGTCAACCATATTTTTTATACTATCGACATCTTTAAAACATCTACCATTAACAACCTTTGAAAGCCTCATTGTCATTATAGCTCTACTTTGTTTAGAATATGCTTCTATGAATGTTCGATTGAAAAACATACATTTTATCCAAGGTATTAATTTTTCAATGTTACGTGGTTTAATTATATGATAAGTTATGTTTTCATCCCAAAATTCTTTTACTTGTTCTGGTGTTATGTTTAAAGACTTCCTCAATTTCTTTATCGTTTTTGTATTTACAGTATACACACATTTTGGAGTATGTAATGAATGGCCGTACTCTTTAAGCTCTATAGAATCACCATCTAGCTCATCTATTTCACAAGTTAATTTATACAAATAATACAATGTTTTCTTAATATTATCATCACCATAAGTATATAATCTGTAATTGTTGACATTACCTTTACAATATAAAGAAAATAATGGCAGTGGATCAGGCATTCCAAACAATTCTAATGGTGTATTACATAACTCCTCATATCCCCTATTCAAATTGTTTTTCATTTTTGGTAATAATGAATATATTTTTGCAACATGGTAAATATGCATTTTCTGGAAAAAATAAAGAAATGTCTGGTTGCAACCCACCCTTGAACATTCTTTTACTCTTGACAATACAGCATCTATATCCTGTTTATAACCTATACATGGTAAATTGAGGTTGCATTCTTTTGCTTTTTTTATTTGTGGGTAAAGCATTACACCATTGAATGATATTAGAGAAACAAACTCCATGAAAAATGGCTGGCAACTTGTTTTTCTATCACTATCATTATAACCATGTAATCTCATCATTATTTTTTGGGCAATTCGAAACAATTCAACTTCTCTCTCCGTACTATATATGAGTACAATAACATAGTCGTCTGAGTGCTCCATGTGTTCATATACAACCTTTGATTCTGGGTACATTTTTTTCCAAATTTTTGCGAGATAATTCATACAGCAAACAGCTTTATAGGACGATGAATAATTAAACATTCCTTGTAAAAAGTTTTGGGTGCTTTTTAATTTGTAATTATCATATTTAACTTTGCTCAAAAAATCTGTGTTGTATTTTTTTGTTGGGATAACATTATTTACGATATCTAATGGTATTTGTATTTTTTTCATTCCCCATGATAAATATGTTGCCTTCAGATGTTTATAGCACCTTGCACCTATATGTGGTTTCAAAGCATCAACCATAGATAAAAAAGAACCCATTGTTTCGGCAGCAGACCATTTTGTACAATCACCATTTATAAATAACATTTTCTGGTTGTTTTTGGAAAAGTTATGTGAAACCTTATCAATCATTTCTTGCATTTTCAATATTTTTTTATCACCAGGCACTGAAATTGCTTCATTTGGGCTGTTTTCTGATAATTTTCTAAAGAATAATTCTGTTACCCTTGCAGATGCTTTAGCCTCTATATTTATAACGTAAAACTCGCGTTTGGAACCATATTGTGATTTGATACAGATGTCTGCAAGTGTTTTCCCACCATCACATATGTGTTTGTTTGCCAGATGGATTGTTTTTGTTATATTTTTATTATTTTCTACAACATCCAATATTGTTTCAAAGACCTTTTGACGAGATCTGTTCTTTTGATATCTAATCGTGTTTGTCTCAAACAAATGTTTTTTAAACAATTCTTCATCATGTGTTAATTTTTCTATTTTTTCAAAATCTTTCTTCATTTTTAATTCCTTTAACATTTGTTTTTTTGATTTTTTTATATCTTTGTTTTCCTTTACTTCTCTATTTATATCAGCTATAACAGCTTTTGTTGAGATAAGCTCCCCAATAGACTCACTGTTTACAGCATCAATTATTTTTAAAAAATTAGGGTTTTCTATTGTTATTGTATGTTTGACCGAATTCATGATAATTGGTTTAGAAAATCCAATCTTATTATTTAATTTTAAGTATGATATTATTTCGTCCTTGCAAGTTATATTCCCCGTTTTGTATTTTTTGTCCAAATTGTCAAATTCATTTTGATAATCAATAATTGTTTTTAGAGCTTTTACAGCTTCGTGATAAATACTTGTTGGTTCTTTCATGGTGTGGACATAAACAAATATTTCATCAAGCAATTCAAACACATTTGAGAGTCTGTTATCAAACCAAAAAGATGGGAGATCTATAACACCACCTATTTTTGACGGGTCTCTTTTATTATGTAATAAGACAATATCCGACAAAACAACACCACCTGTTTTCATAGATTCAAAGATAAGTCTGTATCTATCAAATATTCTTTTTATAAACCATACTTGAAAAGCATTTGTGTATGGTGGTTTGAATTTTTCTGTTAACAATTTCTGTATGTTTGTGTAGAGACTAAAAACAGACATATAAGCATATCTATTGTCCATTAAAAATTCAGAGTTCTTTTGTGTTGTGTTGTACCCTATTATTGTTCTTAAAGTGTAGGTGTTTATTAGTTTTTCTTTTGTATATTCGGTACATTTTGGGTTTGATAATGCACTATTCATTGTCGAAGTTAGTACAGATGTGTGAACATCGCATAGGTAAGTTAGTTTTGTCAAAGACAATCTTCTCCAGTTTGTTATAATGTACCAATAATCACTATTATTTAACTTGTATTTGTATATTTTACCGAAAACCTCATTGTATTTATCTGGTTTTTTTGTTCTGACAATGCACAAAAATGGTTTGCCAATTGTTTTCCTTTCATCCACATAACAATTTGCCATTATAATCAATGTGTTCCTTATACCACCGGAAATGAATGTATATGTATCTGTGGGGTTTTTCATTTGTGTGTGGTGAAACATTTCTCTATATATTATTTGCATTAATCTAGAATAATAAAAAGCTGTTGTTCTTGTAATTTTTTCATAAACAGGTCTGTATTCGTCAATCATGTTGTTTTTTAACATTAAACCCACAGGATTATCAACACCATAAACGTTATACATGTACTCGTTCTCTCTAAAAAAATAAGGTGTTGTTTGTTCTGTTTTTAATGTTTCTATAAATTCATCAAGCTCAATAGATTTTTCTAATGGAACACACTTTCTCTCAATCTCAGGTTTATAATTTTTATCCTCTTTTTTGACACCTATACCATTTTTATGTAATTGAAATTTGCCCTCATTGCTGAATGTATTCCTTGATACCTTTACCGTATTTTTTTCTCTTATATAATTTTTGATAAAAAAATCATCATTTCCAATATGATCACCCGTATCAGTAAGACACTCAATGTATTTTTTTAACCCATCACCTTGTTTGAAATAACTAGGAATGCTATATTTTTTTGCCAACATGTCTTTGATCTCATCTCTATTGTCTTTGACGTAATTTATTTTTAAAGGAACAAGATCTGTTAGATTGGGTTTTTTCCTCATTAACAATGATTTGTAAACTTTTATTGCTTCCCTTGTATGTTTTTTTCCAGAAAGTTCATCCGCAAGCGAACTTACACCAGATTTGAATATTTTCCTATTGTTCTTCAAACAGCTGTTTTCTTCAAATAATTTGTTTGTCGTTGAAATTATATCATATACCAAAACAATTTTGTTCATTTTACCTATAATATGTTTGTACTCGGCTATAAATGTTTTGAAAAAATCAATAATTATATCTTGCTCACATATTTTTGCTTCATGATCATATGTAAACCCCTCATTGTCATCTAAATTAACCATTACATGATGTGTTGGTTTGCATGATTTGTATTTTGGCATTGATTCAACATTTTTAGTGATTTTCTCTTGAAACCCACAAAAATCCTCTTGCTTGAGTACTTTGTCTTTCAAATAATCAATATCATACTTCTCAATATTTTCTATTATATCTTTTAAATCTGCAGCAAAGATATCTTCATCGTATTTTATGTCAGTTACTTCATAAATATCATCTAATTTGGATTTGTTTTTTTCAAAAAACATATCATATGCTTCATTTTCTATTTCAAAATCCTTATATTTTCCCATAGTTCTGTGTGTTAAATCATCTGTCTTGCCAAAATTAAATTCTTCATTTTTCTCCAAAAATTGTTTTTTCATACAGTCAAAAAATTCCTTATCGATTTTTGTGCCTATCGTTATAATTATATCGTTTACGATGTTAATGCAACTTTTAAAATTTGGATAATCAAAATCTTTTATTTTTAGGTGCTCAAGTTTCGCCAACTCTAATTCTAAATTAGATTGTTGCAAATTCAAATTTATATGAATGAATTCGGTCTTCCTATTTTTAGATTCCAAAAAAACAACAATTGGAGTGTATTTGTCATGCTTAAGTTGCATATTTTTGTGTAAATCCTTTGTTATAGATACATCTATTATAAAAAATTTGTTATCCTTTTCAAAAAAAATATCAGGGGATTTATTCATTAATTTTTCATTTGAATACTCTTTAAAAACATCCGAAAGTATTTTTTCTGAAACATAATTAAGCCCAATCATGTCTGAAACAAAATAATGCAACAAATCATGTCTGTTGTGCAACATAACCTGGTAAATATCCCATAAGTTTTTGTTTTCTTGAGGAAGGACTTTTTTTGAAAGTATATTTAGAACCCTAAATAATTCTGTCATAGTGTATTTTTCCAAATCCAAAGACCATGATTCCAAATCGTAGATTTCCATTCCTTCACCAAAAAATAGTTTTTTCAAAAAAA